GTGCTCGCGATCCCAAAAGTCGTGTAGACAATAAAAAATTTTTTCTGACAATTTCGTTACGCAGGCGAGGGAATATTGGAGGCAGAATGGCACAAACAAAAGACAAGAGAGTGATGGTCGACACAAAGACGATCGCTCTCATGTTTGGTCTGACTGTGCGACGCATTCAACAGCTCACTCAGGACGGGATCCTTGAGACGGAGCTTGTCGGGAAATCGCGCAAGTATGACCGAGACAAAACTACACAGACATACATCACCTATCTGTCCGATAAGGCAAGCGGTCGAGCCACTGCTCAGAGCGATCAAGAGAATGAAAGCCGAAAGCTGGCAGCGGAGGCAGACCTCAAAGAAGCGAAGGCGGCCATCGAGAAGACCAAGCTTGCAGAGCTCGAAGGACAGATGCACAGATCGGAGGATGTCGAGGCAGTCATCACAGACCTAGTATTTGAGATACGCAGTCAGATCACTGCTCTTCCCGGCAGACTTGCGATGGATACAGCACGAATACAGACAGCGGAGGAAGAGTCGATAAGAATCCGAGACGAGGTCAACATCATCTTGGATAACCTGGCAAACTACAGATATGACCCGGAATTGTTTTCTAAGCGAGTAAAGGCGAGAGGCGAAGGAGCGGATGATTATGCCTCAGAAGAAACCGACAACAGCTAAAAAGACGGTCAAGTCAAAAACAAAAAAGACGTCGACAACCAAAAAAGCGACAACCAAAAAGACAACAGTCAAGAAGCCAACACCTAAGAAGCCGAAAGTGTTATCAATGGCAAAGATGGCCGAGCTTTATCCCGAAGCCTATAAGCTTAATAAGGCTATCGGAAAGGCGGTCAAGCACTTCAAGGCAGCGGAGACATTGACTGTGTCGCAATGGGCAGATAAAAAGAGACGCTTGTCTCCTGAGACATCGGCAGAGCCGGGACTTTGGAGGACATCAAGAACACCATACCTCAAAGAGCCGATGGATTGCTTTACGGATCCCAAAGTGCACAAGATCGTCATGGTGGCTGCATCGCAGGTTGGCAAGTCAGAGTTTGAGCTCAACGCTATCGGATACATTATCGATCAAGATCCCGGCACGATCCTTTACATACACCCTTCACTTGACGAGGCGAGGAAGTTCTCTCGTCAGAGGCTCAATCCCATGATAAGGGATTGCAAAGCCTTAAAGAGCAAGGTGTCAGAGATCAAAGCAAAGGACTCCGCAAACACGATCCTGCAAAAGAGCTTCCCGGGAGGAAGTATCACTCTTATCGGATCCAACACTCCGAGAGCACTTGCATCCATGCCGGCACGATACATCATCGGTGACGAGCATGACCGATGGGCAAAGTCGGCAGGAGCGGAAGGTGATCCGTGGGAACTTGCAGAGCGCAGACAAACGACATTCTACAACCGCAAGGCAATTGATATCAGCACACCGACAATAAGGGGGGCGAGTTCCATCGAGATATCTTTTTACCAAGGGACACAGGAGCGATGGTGTCATGAGTGCCCGGAGTGCGGTGAATATTCAGAGATAGACTTTGACCACATCAAGTTTGAGCACACCATAGAAAAGATCGGAGGTCGAAAGGTTTACACGATCAACGGCCCGATCAATTGGATGTGTCCCAAGTGCGGATGCTTAACAGCCGAAGAAAAGATGCGACAGCAACCTGCGAAATGGATTGCGGCAAATCCCAATGCTTATGAGTCAGGAGTGAGAAGCTTCTGGCTCAATGCTTTTTCGTCACCTTGGACACCATGGACAAAGATATGCCTCTCATTCCTCGAAGCAAAAGATGACGCTCTGAGGCTTAAGGTAGTGTGGAACACATTACTCGGCAAGCTTTGGGAAGAGCGCGGAGAGCTCGCAGACGAGGACACGATGCTTGCACGTCGTGAAGACTACGGCAAGAACGAAGACGGCACACCGACAGAGCTTCCGGACGGAGTGCTCGTGCTCACCATGGGTGTTGATACTCAGGACAATCGTCTTGAGTATGAAGTTGTAGGTCATGGCAAATACGGAGAGACATGGGGCATCAAGCGAGGCTTCATCATGGGACGTCCCGATGCGGAAGGAACATGGCAGCGGCTAGATGACATCGTTGATCATGTCTATCACTTTAAGAATGGCCGAGGCTTGAAGATCTCGATCACAATGATAGACTCCGGCGGACATTTCACACAGGAAGTGTACGAGCAGGCGAGACGCAGACAGATCAAGCGCTGCTTTGCTATTAAAGGCAAAGGTGGTGAGGGCATTCCTTACACATCGCCTCCGAGTAAGATTCAGCTCAAGGACAAATATGGCAACAATCGCAAGAATGCATTTTGCTGGCTCTACACACTCGGAGTTGACTCCGGAAAACAGATCATCATGAGTAACCTCAAGGTCGAGGAAGCAGGAGCCAAGTATTGCCACTTCCCTACAAGCGAAGAGGCAGGATACAACCAGGATTTCTTCAACGGACTCTTGTCCGAGCATCTGATCCTGACAAACACCAAAAGAGGCAATCAATGGGCATGGGAAAAGCTTCCGGGACACCAGCGAAACGAGCCTCTTGACTGTCGCAACTATGCCATTGCCGGATTAAGGATCATAAATCCCGACATGGATGCACTTGAAGCGAGACTCTTGAGTCTCAACAACCAAAAAAGCAGCACCACACCTGCTCCAAAGCCTCAGACGGCGGCACAACAGCCGACACGCAGAAGAGGCGCACAAAGACGCAGGACACAGCACGATGATTGGTAAGGAGGAGCCTGATGGCATCATTACAGGACTTAAAAGCTAGGCTTGAGTTCCGAAAAGCTGCACTGCAAGAGGCAAGAGATGCTTATGTGGCTCTCTTAAACGGCAGAGCACAGTCGTACACGATCGGAAGCAGGAGCCTGACAAGGCTTGACCTTGATAAACTCAAAGATCAAATAAATGCACTCGAAAAAGAGTGCGCTGCTCTCGAAGGACAAATTGACAGCTATGCAATGGGCGGTAAAGCCCGCAAAGCAGTCGGAATCGTCCTCCGAGATTGGTAAAATCATGGTTATTTCGCTACGGCGATTTAACAACTATACCCGAAGGCCGGCGCTCCTGCCTCCGGGTATAGATCTTTTTAGGAGGTGAGCACCATCAAAAGCGAATTTGAAACAGTCCGCAGACTTATAGAGAGAAGTTCGAAAGTGTCTGCTCCTGTAGCCAAAGGTTATGGCGATGCAGGTGCAAGCCACAAGAAGAAGGCTCTCAAAGGCTTCACGGCTCAGAGCGGAAGCCCGAGAGAAGACATAGACTTCAACAATTACACTCTCCGTCAGCGCGGAAGGATGCTTTACATGAGCACACCGATCGCAAGGTCAGCGATCAACACGAATCGCACCAATGTCATCGGCATGGGATTACAGTTCAAAGCCAAGATCGATCATATCGCATTGGGAATGACTCCTGAGGCGGCAGCGGAGTGGCAGAGGAAGACAGAAGCAGAGTTTGCTTTATGGGCAGAAAACAAGCAGGCATGTGATGCGACAGGAGTGAATGACTTTTACTCCATCCAGCAATTGGCGCTTGCATCATGGCTCATGTCGGGAGATTGCTTTGTTGCTATCAAAAAGCAGAAGCCGACATTGCTGATGCCTTACAGTCTGAGGCTTCACATCATCGAGGCAGACAGAGTCAGGACTCCCGGAGCGATTTATTCAACAACCGGCGAAAACCCCGACAACAAAAATCGGATCTTCGATGGTGTCGAGATCGATGAAAGTGGCAGCATCGTTGCTTATTACGTCTCTAACAAGTATCCAAACGAGTACAACATCGCGACTCCGGAGGAATTTGTCAGAGTTGAGGCCTATGGTAAGAAAACAGGACTTCCAAACATCATCCAGCTGATGGCATCGGAGCGTCCCGACCAATACAGAGGAGTGTCATACCTCGCACCGGTCATCGAGCCTCTCTTACAGATCAGGCGATACACGGAATCGGAGCTCACGGCGGCCAACATTGAGGCAAGCTTTTCGGCATGGATCACTACAAACGAGCCTGCCAATGAAATGCCTTTTAATGAGGTCGGATGGGGCGATGTTGACGGATTCCCCGCAGGAGACGGTCAAGTCAGCCACGATCCAAATGAGTACGAGCTCGGACCCGGCACAGTGAACATCATGGAGCCCGGTGAAGGTGTAACCTTTGCTGAT